GTCGAGAAGTTCCTCTTTACAGGGGTCTATCCTGAAAAAGTGTAGAGGTAACATCAAAATTCCAGCATCAATATAGATACCTTTAATTTTGCGTACAGAATTTGGCCCATCTGCTTCAACGTTCGTAATGTGCTTCTTAATAACATTCTGAAGTTCCTCAGATGCCATATTACGAGGCGACTGCGGTTGAGCAGTCTTACGGGAAAAAGATGGTAAGTATGCATCCCACGAAAAAGTGTTCGAATCGCGGGTAATACCAAACTCTGGGGCTGGGGCTTTATCTCGTATCTGATTCCAAATAACTAAGCCAGTAACGATAGCACCAACGAGTCCAACAGCTGTTGGTATATACTCGTTATACTCGGTGCTAACTCTCCTCGCTCTCTCATAAATTTCTTTCTGAAAGTGAGGATCACTAGTTGCTCTAGCTTTTATATCTGCATATCGTTGACGAAATCCAAGGCACTTGCGTAAAAACATATAGCTGAAGAATACAATAAACCAGAGGACGAAGACCATTAAAGGAGCTTCGTACCAATGATGTTGAGCATCAACAAGTACTTTATGTTTGGTAACAAATTCCATGTACCAAGGGTAGAAAAGCGAACCAAGGATCTTTTGGTAATAATAAAGATCAACATAATAAGCTTTCCAATCGAGATAAGCGGGGGTATAAATTCCAATCGACGCAAAATGCTCCTGATGTGATAGAACGGTTTCTGAATATTGTGGGTACACAGGCACCCATGTCCATTCGTTATGCGTTCTTTCCACATAGTCCACAATCTTGTATTTGCGGAAATCACATCCACCATACTCCAATAAAAATTGCAGAAGCACGGTGAACATAAAAAGGAGCAGAGACCATGTAAATGCTCTGCGTAGAAGGTAACTTAAGGGAAGACAAATTTGCTTTTCCGCTGCCAACATCCTAATAAAATTCTCTTTTCTTTTTCCGAAGAAAGTGAGAGTTCCATCAGGTTTCGTTTCCCAACTTTGGGGAACAAGACTGAGAGCGGCAAAACCAACTTTGTCAGGCCATTCTTCCATTTCCTTGATGATTTCTTCGTGGAGGCACTTAGTAGTGCAGTTATCAATAGACCACAAATATTTCATCTTAATGAAAGGGTTAAACCACGAAACTGCTGATTCTACAATCATAGAAGTAGCTGTAGAAACCAGAGTGGGGAGAATGTTCATCTCCGCCTTTCGGGGGGGGGGGTTGACCACACATTGAACAAGGTGAGGAAAGGTCTTCTCCAAAATAACATTTATTGCGGAGACCAGCTAAATGGTCACTGCAAGGGCAATGTTCTCCAATATCTACTTTGCTATCTACATCGGCAGTAGCTTGATGTAAGTTAATTGGGGAGATTGTTTCATAGTCCTTATCACATTTGCAGAACGAGGTTAAAAAACCACACGGTAAGCAAATAGGTTCAGCATCAGCATTTCTAAGTGCTTCAAGCTTATCCTCTTTTTCATAGTGAATTTTTGCAAGACGGGCGATGAGATCCATAAAATCTTCGGTATCTAAATCGCGAGAATCGCCTTGACCGTATTTAAAATAACTACGGATTTTTTGTTTGCCTTGATAGACGATTTCGTAAACGTCAAACAGATGATAGTTATCTGAACCATCTGCTTTTGAGGCATCCATTCTTCCAAATTGATCTTGGAATTGTTCCTTAACGCGCATGTGCACAGATAGGTATCTGCGCTCCCATGCTCCTAAAGTATTAGCCACATTAATATACGGTTGTTCAGTATTTCCTGTGGATATGGTAAGGATATGTTGCGCGGTGATTTTGGCCTTGTCATCCAAATTTGATCGATTAGGATGAAATGGTACAGGGTCAACAAGGGCAAGCGATGTAAGATAGGCGTTCTCAACGGACTTAGCTAAGTGCTCTTTTATAGGATTGACTTCATTACAAACAACAACTTGCGTGTCGTTATGAAGCTCATCCATGAAGGCGGCACAGAGATTCGGTTGAGCAACGTCTCGGGGACGATACACCTGACCGGCAGCGTGACAAACTACTGCACAGATCTTTGGCACAATTTGGGATTTTCCCACTTTGGGAACTCCATGAATGTGCAAGGCAAATGAGACTCGAACTGCATCGACTCTCAGTATCATCTCAGTTATATCGCTGAGTAGAACTGAAACTTCTTTGAAAAGTGAAGAAGCTTGAAGAGTGGTAAATTTATCGCGCTCAGTTTTACAAAATCTCATTAAGTCCGCATGGACTGCTGTGATCTCGACAAACATGAGTTTGCGCTCCTCAATACTACTATTGTTTTCAAGTTTTAATTGCCTGAATCTGTTATTCCAGTGATAAAATCTCTCGTGGCATTTCGCCAACGAGCCGGAATTGCAAATTAAGGGATCAAGACTTCTGGTTTCTATACAAGCAACTCCAACAGTGGAGATCCAGTTGTACAATTTAATCATATGATCTACTAGATCGACTCCATTGATAGTATCTTTTTGGGAGTGTTTCATGATAGATTCGAAAATTGGATGACTGAATTCGACGTTTTTGATTTTGCAGGTTGAGACGGCAAAAGCAGTACCTAGAATATATGAAAGGTGGTTAGTAAAAATACCACGCTTTAAAGTAGCCCAGGCTGCTTGAGTCTCTTCACCTAATCCTTCAGGTCGAGTTGTATGATTTTCTACATTATACATTTCAGGAACAGTTTTTCCACTAAATTCTGTAGGCATCTCTGAATTCGCTTTAAGAACGTATTTGAAGAGAATATCCTTCAGACCTAGAACTATGCCATCGTTTGTTATTGCACTTAAAAAAGATATGCAACGCATAACTACGGCTTCCAGATTTGTATCATATTGAAGGCCCATGATGAGTAAAACTAATTGTTCGATGCTTTTTGAGGCTTTACGAACAAGGGGGGTAGGGAAGCTTTTCTTCAACTGCTCTTGAATGATTTTCATCTGATCATTA